CTGAACTTCACTGAAAACAGGACCAGTACTCATGGTTCAAACACCTCTCTAAATGTAACCTGTATTGTTGCTCTGTTTAAATATGGGATTGATTTGCTCCACGCTTCGCACACAAACTGAGAAGAACTTGCTTCCCCAGGTGGTGTAAAAGTAAAGCTGGCACTATCATTTGCTCTTGCATCAAGAAAAGTTTCTATTGTATCTGCATCTGATTCTGAAACTTCAAAAGTAAAATTAAATATTTTTGGATTTTGATGTTCTGCAAGACCAAACTTAATACGATGTTCGTAACCATCTGCAAAGCGGACAGTTGTAGTAATTGGCTGTGATCTTTTTTGCTGTCCGTATATTGGAATGATTGAGGGAAAAGTAGCCATTATGCAAGTAAGCCTCCAGGTCTTTTTTGTTGTAATATCTCAGATTGTACTGCTGCTGATATGACACGACCAAGTTCTCTACCTTGCTGTTCATCACCTTCAACAGACGATCCAGAGGCATCTACATTCACGACTACATTTGTTGTTCCTCCTCCAAGCTGATGGTTAGGTGTAACTGTTCCTGTTACTCCTGGGCTAAACAGTTCTGGGCCTTGTTCACCTACTAGATAAGAACCTCCCCGTCTAGCTGTTCCTCCCGTAGCTAACTTAACTGGATTATCTATAGCTGCATTTACACCTGGGTTATCAAAAACACTATTGTTACTTATTCCAATATTAAAGGCATTTGTAAACAAACCCATGATTCCTGCTCTTACTTGTGCTGCTAATATTTGTGCTGCCATGTCTATAAAATGATCTGCTGTGCGTTGAAATAGATTTCTCAATGCCTCTTGTGCAGTCATTGAACCACGAATAATTCCTTTAAAGGAATTAGCAAAAGAACTCCCCATATTTTTACTAAGAGCATCAATTTGTGTTAGGGGTTCAATTAACCTGTTTAACTCATCAACGGGTGCTTGAATAATAGCTTGTCTTTCTAGTTCTTTTGTAAGTTCTTTCTGAGCAGCTAACTCGTCTTTAATTATTTTCATTTTTTTATTAAATCTTTCTTCTTCCGTTCCTATCCTTTTTCTCATTTGGCCTTCGCTAGTTATTAGTAAATTTATTTCCTTTCTTTGCTCTTCATTTAGTAACATGTACTTCTGTAAAGGTGTCCCAAATCTGTCAAAGTTACTTAAATAGGTTTTTTGAGCAGCATTTACATCTTCTTGTGTTGGCACTTGTTTAGCGATCTCTTCTCTTACTTTTTCCTGAAATTTCAATGATTTTACAAAAATAGATGCCTCTGCAACACCCTTTTTTTGCAATATAGATAAAGACTCTTTTGCTTGTTCTATTCCAAGTTCATTTTCATCAAATAACTTTTCAACAGTAGATATAAAAGTTCTTGCATCTCTATCTAATTCAGAAAAAACTTTAAAACTTGATCTATCCTTAAAAGTTTCGGCTAAAACAAGCGAAGATTGAGCACCAAAAGCAGCAAAAGCATTTGCAGCCTGTAACGCCTCTTCTTTTGTTACTTTCATGTCCTTGGCTAAAGTTTTTATTTGACTAGCTGTTAGACGAGAAGTTCCCCCAGTTTTTTCTATTGTTACATTTACCTTTTCTATCTGTTTTCTGAACTCTACTGCCTCAGTTATCATTGTTAATAAAGCTGTAGCAACAAGACCTCCTGCGAATCCCCCTGTCTGCCCACCTATAGCCCCTCCAAGTAAACCACCTCCAAAACCAGCAGCAGCACCTAATGGTCCCTGCCCAAATAATAACGGAAATGCACCACTTATTAACGCTCCTGAAACAATTCCTCCACCTCCACCTCCAGTAGTCTTAGACTTTCCTGCTGTAGCTGTAGTAGATGATCTACTTGTGTTTCTAGCATTAATACTCCTAACAGTTTGGTTTTCTATTCTACTTTGCTTTTGTTTTTCTTTAGTTATTTGTTGTTCCCTTCTAAAAGTTCGTGTTGCTGTCGCTAATTTATCTCTCTCTGTCTTTAGTACAGTCTTTCCTGCCCCTCGCTGCCCCATTGCAATCTCATTTAATTTTTTTATTCTTCGCTCAAGATTACTTAACTGCTGGTTAATCTTCCTAACATTGAGTTGTATATTTACTTCGTAATTAGAACCAGCCACTAATTCAAATAAAACATTGCTTTTAGTTTAGCGTACCTTACGATATTGAGCTTTCTTTTGTGCATTTTCGTAGGCTTTGGTTTCTCTATCATGCTTTAAAGAAAAGTATGCGTTCCAAGCATAAAGTTCTTCCAATGTCATCTTCTTCTTTAGATCACCTAATGTCATTCCTAGCTGTTCTGCAATAAAGAATTGAAGATAGAGGTAGTTATTCTTGTCCAGATGTGCTTTTTACCGCATCAGGAGTAGCCTCCTCACCCACTCCCTGCATTTTTGTCATTAATTCTATTAAAACTGCCATCGGTATTTCTCGTCTTAAACTTGCTCGATCTCCTTCAGAAAATAACTTGTTGCCATTTTCATCTTCCGCTTTATTTATTATTATTTGGAGCGAGAACTCAAGACTTCCTTCTTCTTGTCCCCTATTAGACGCTATTAAAGTAGCATTTATGGTGTCTCTATCCGCAATAGTGAGAGGTCGCCAATATACAGTTAAAATTAGTTCACCGTCTTTATAAATAGGATAACTACTTCTACTATCTATACTAAATGCTTGCTTTAGTTTGTCGATTGCTCTTTCTGCTGCCATAGAGTTAAGTTTATTATTCTTACACTATACTACTACTTTATTATTTAAAGCCAACCTTTTTAAATGCTTTGTCTATATCTTTGTTGATAAGCCCACCTAACGTATAAACGTTGTACCAGCTTACCGACTTAGCAGTTATTTTATGTTTTCTTGCGTGTTGTGCGTATGTAACCTGCTCATTCTTAAGGTTAGGAAGAGTTTGACCTGGAGCATTTATAGCAAAACCAGCATACTTAGCTCTGTTCCCAACATATAAATCCTGGCCCATCTTTGCCGTAGGAACTCTTGCGTTTTTAAACACTCTTGTTGTACGAGGAGGAATCATAAAGAAAGGTGTGTCAGGATTTCTTTTTCTTCTTGGTTTGACAGGAACTTTAGATACGACCCAGTTTTCACCGAATGTTCCTGTCCACCACGGACCATCTTCAGTAAGGGAATGTACTATATCTTTTGCTAACTGCTTTCTTCCTTTGAGAATGTCTTTTCTTAAGTCGGTAGTTAGTCTGGATAATGGTTTTCTACTAGGCATTGGCACTAAAGTCGCAACTAACGACTGTTAAAAAATGACTGTCTCCCTCTACAGTAACAGCCGTCGGACCTTCTATTTCCGAGACTCTAGGACTCACTGCAAACTTATCCACATAAGTAGAACTATTTATAGAGGCTAAACCCGTTATTACGGATTCGGCTATAGCTGTTGCGATAGCACTACCACGATTGGGAGGAGTCATTATTCCGCATCTTATTGAACCTGCGTAGTATTTTTGGGCTGCTCCCTGTGGTTGCGTTGTAGATTGGCTAAAATTTAGATTTACCATTACATATTTTTTGTTTTTACCTGGAGTTGAAAAAGGCATATTATCAAAAATTACATCTACGGTTGGATCGGTGTCAGTTACCGAAGTTAAGATTGCATTTTCAAATGCTGCTCTTGCTTTTACTAAACTCATCAGAAAATAATGTCAATGCGGAACAGGTATTCCTGTCCTCCTTTTAAAGTACGAATATCTGTTATTTTTGCTCCTCTGGTCGATCCAGAAAAAGTTAAAGTTATTTCATCTTGTAGTAAAGGCTGGCTATCTCCTATCAAATCAGGAGTTACGTATAATCTTGCGGTGTTTTCCTGGAAACCTGCTTCTTCATTGGATTGTACAAACTCTATGGGAACTTTTATTGTGTACTTAGTGTCCACTGTTATAAATTCACCTGTATCTGCGTCATAGCTAGATACACCCTTTCGTGTGTAAATAATTGAGGTATCTAATGAGTTTCCGAGTTGAGACACTACCTGTTTGGCAATCTGTTTAAATGCTGAGTCTAATTGTCCTGCCATTATCCTCTAACCGCCCTAAGTTGAAAAGTTCCTGCTCCGCCTAGCATATACGCTCCGAGATAACTTTGTAACCACGGGTAAACGTCCATAATATTATTTATAGCCCCTGATCCTTGACTTTCTGTATTGTACTTAACCTCTATATCACCTAACTTTACCTCGCTGAAGTTGCCGTCTTTACCAGTGGTATCTGTTATTGCTCCTGTATCATTTGCCAGTGCTCTTGCTAATTCAAACTGTGCGTACTTAATGTTCTGAGGAATAGCAGAACAGGCAAGTTCTACTCCATCAACCTGATAGTTATTTCTTGGAAACTTTAATGCCTGTCCAGAATCACATCTATCTCCGTAATAAACTAATGTGTCTATCCATCTAGTAGATTCTATTAATGATCTATTTTTCTGATCGTCTGTTTTATTGGTCCAAGTTGAGGAATCGGAAACTGTTTCAAAATAGCTATTGGCTTCAGTCAGGGTGACATAGCTATTAGCATTTGCTCCTTTTATAGTTGCATCTATAGTTGCTGCCACGATCCATAAAG